GAGGGTGCTGGCGGGGATGATCACGCCGCCGCCGCAGAAGCCCACCACGCCGCCTCGAAGCACCTGGGCGCTCAGACCGGCCTCGGCGAACACATGAGCCAGGCTGCGCACGCAGCGAGCAAGAAGGCCGGCGGTGTACCGGGTCAGGGCGGCAACACCATGGGCGCCGCCTACGGCAAGCTCAAGTCCATCGCCTCAGACCCTGCCCAGCCCGTCACCAAGCGCGCGGAGGCGGTCAAGCAACTGGGTGCACTCGAGAAGTCGGCGGGTGAGGTGGCGGGCAGTCCGCACGCGCAGCCGGCAAGCGAGACGCCCAAGGACTACAACGCACGACGTGAGGCAGAGATCCTCGGCCACCCCAAGCCCACCGCAGCCTCGGGCACCGCCAAGGTCGCCACGCACGCGCTGCTCTCCTCCGGCCACCCCTTCAGCGTCGACGAACTGATGAAGGCCACCGGCGTCACCAGCAAGGTGACCATGATGACCGCGATCAGTGATCTGAAGAACCCGAAGTATGCGGGCAAGCTCGGCGCGCTCAGCATCGAGAAGGACGCCTCGGGCATGTACCGTGTCACGAAGGCACCAGAAGGCGGCTTCAAGGCGGTTGGCGGCGCGACTGCCCCCGCAGGCGCCGCCGCGGCAGCATCGCCGCTTGCAGCGGGCGGTGAGGGCGCGGTACAGGACCCCCACGCTGTCGTGACCGGTTCGCACCCGCTCTCGAACTTCATGCCCGGCGACAAGCTCAAGGCGAACGGCCAGGCCGGCACGGGGTACTCGGTGCTTGGGCACAACTTCGAGGGCAAGGCGATCGTGCAGCGCGGCGACGGCACCAAGCACGCGGTCGAACCCAATCAGCTCGCCAAGATGGCGACGAAGCAGAAGGCTCCGGCGTCGGGACCCAGTGATCCCGTCGACAAGGCGCTCGCCATCAGCGCCCGTCCGAAGAAGCCTGGCGACGACAAGGAGGTCGAGTTCGGCGCCTCCCCGAGTGGAGAAGGCCTGGCAAAGGCTCAGGCGGTGAACCAGCCTGAGTTGAAGCCCGCAGGAAAATCGGTGGAGCAGAAGCTCGCGGCAAAGCCCTGGCATCTCAGCAACAAGCAACTCGCACAGGGCCGCCGCCCCGACTTTGAAACCTCCCTGAACAAAGGCCGCCAGGAGAAGGCGGCCACCGCAGCGGCCACGGCCCCGAACCTCCACAACGCCCTGGGCTCAGGCGGGCCCAAGCCGGGTCCTGCAGGCGGGTCTGCCCTGCCGCCCCGCAAAGGCCCCGACGGCAAGCCTGGCTCCTTCAAGCCCAGCGGCATGGACAGGTCAGAAGTGCGCGCAGGCACCGCCGCGGTGACGGAAACCGGCTCTTGGGTTGCGAAAAGTCCCAAGGGTGCGTTCAGGGAGTTCGGGAGCAAGCAGGAGGCACTTGACCACGCCGACTCTGCTCCGATCTCCGGTCCCCGCAGCCTCGCCAAGCCAGGCCCCGACGGCAAGCCCGCGGGCTTACATCCCGCACTCGCCGCAGCACAACGCCGCGTGCAGGAGAACCCGAGCACGGTGCCGGCTGCGGAGCGGAAGACCGCCAAGCCAGCACTGTCAGCTCGCCAGATCGAGAGCAAGGTCTGGGCGGAGCACGCGAAAGAAGCTGAATCGTACGGTGTCGAGTTCGACAACCAGGGCAAGGGGTCGACTGGCACCGGCATCTACTCGACCACCAGTCACGGCGACTTCGAGTCTGAGTACAACCACAAGACGGGCAAGGTGGACCACACCTGGGAAAGAGAATACGACTTGCCCCCGAAGCAGTGGCCGAAGAGCCAGCACAAACAGGCCACGATCCCCGACTCCAGCGGCAAACGCGAACCGGTCACGGTAATTGGCGGGGATCCCGACGGCATGGTCTACGTTCAACATGCTGACGGGGACACCAGCTGGCAGCACGCAGTCGGCGGCGGGCTTGAATACGCCAAGAAGCCGGGAAAAGCCTGACCTCTGCCACATCTGCCGCACCGGCAGAGGTCAAGACAAACGTATCGGCAGCCGATTGGGCGAACAGGATGGCAGACATCCGCAAGAACGCGCCACGACCCTTGAACAAGCTGTACGGCGCCAAAGGCCCGTCACCAGAGCAGGCACTCGCGCACGCTGAGGCCACGCGCAAGTACAACCGCGAGTACTCGCACGCCTCCAGTAACCAGAAGACTGCACTGGAGCGAGACAATAAAGCATTCCACGCAGCCAAGTCGTCCGCCGCCGCCGCACCGGCAGAGGTCAAGACAAACGCGCCGCCGCCCAAGAAGAAGTGACCATGGGCATCGTCATCCACTACCACCTGCCTCGCGCCACAGCCCGCGTGCGCGTGCGCGACACCGGCGGCTTCGTCGAATCCGAGCACCCCCGCAAGTCCAACGGGGAGTTCGGAGGAGGTGCGGCCGCGAACAACCCAGGACAATTCACCAGAAAAGAGACCGCCACGAACGGCTCAGTTGTACTCAGGAGGGGTAATCCCAAGGAAGACCACTGGGCAGATGTGTTCGTAGGTTTCGTGAGAGACGACGAAATAGGGCACATGGAGATGTCGTTCTCCAAGGACACAGACACCTATTCAGTCAGAGAGTCCTCGGTCAAAGAGGCTTATCGTGGCAAGGGCTATGGCAAGGACCTTTACAGGGAGGCCATCGCGTTTGCCATCAAGAACAAGAAAGGCCTGGTCAGCGACAGTGCAGTATCTGAATCCGCTGATAGAGTTTGGGAGGCTTTGCAGAAAATAGGCGCGCCGGTTTCTAGAGCGCCTATGGTGGACTTCGACTCATCTCTGAAGAAGTTCTACGCCGCCAAGACCTTGACCGTAGGAGGCCAAACAATCCGAATCAGGACCGGAAAACCTGTATGGACTCTGACCGCCCCTAGCCAAAAGTTCGACGCCACAACCTCGGATTCACCAGCCTTCGTCGAATCCGAGCACCCGCGGTCTGAGGGCGGAGAGTTCGCGCGCACCGCAGGCGCCACCGTGGCCCGGTCATCCAAGCCCCGCGCCGATCCCAAGTGGACGAAGCATGACGGCACGCGCTTCGAGCCCCACGAGATTGCCCGGCTCAAGGCGCTCGCGGTACCGCCCGCCTGGACCCGTGTGCATCTGCACCCCGAGGGCAGTCCGCTCGTGGTCACCGGATACGACGAGAAGGGTCGGCAACAGCGCAGGTACAGTGCAGCGCACGCCGCCCGCGGTCACGCCGCCAAGTTCGCCCGTCTGAAGGCGTTTAACGCGGTGGCAACCAAGATCGTCACCTCAGCCCGTAGCGACATGAACAACGCCAAGCTGCCGCAGTCGCAGCGTGATGCAGCGGCGGTGCTCAAGCTCATCTCCGCCACAGGCTTCCGCATAGGCAGCACTCGGGACACCGGAGCGGACGTGCAAGCCTACGGCGCCTCTACCCTGACCGCGGACCAGGTAAAGGTGAAGGGCTCGACGGTCACCTTTACCTTTACCGGCAAGAGCGGCGTGGCCATCACCAAGACGCTGGTGGACGATGACGTGGCGAAGTACCTGCAGCCGAGGCTGAGGAGCGGAGGGCGGCTGTTCAACGTGTCGCCGCAAGCGATACGCACCTACCTCAAGTCCCACAGCAGCAAGGAGTTCAAGGTCAAGGACTTCCGGACCTGGACGGGCACCAATGAGGCGCTCAAGGCCATCTCGACCATGCCCCACCCGACGAACGAGAAGGAGTTCGCGGCGGCAAGGCTCAAGGTGGCCAAGCACGTCGCGGAGGTGCTTGGCAACACGCCCAAGGTCGCCCTCGACGCATACATCGATCCTGCCGTGTTTGGGCAGTGGAGGCACTAGGAATGAAACAAGAAGACATAGACCGCATGAACACCTTTTTCGAGACGGTGGGATATGACGTGGAGCCCGCGGACCACATGACCGATCCCGACGCCGCAGCCGACCCGGACGATGAGGAGCAGACCAGGCGCTACGCCGGCGTAGCGTACTTTGAGCCCGAGGGCCGCGTGCTGCTCTGCCGCCGCCGTCCTGACGCCATTGCGTCCCCGGGGGTTTGGGCATTCCCCGGGGGCGCCATTGAGGCCGACGAGACTGCGGAGGAGGCGGCGGTGAGGGAGATGCGTGAGGAAACCAAACGCGACATCACCGACCTCGAGCAGATCCACGCCGAGCAGCAGCCAGGCGGCGTCCACTTCACCACCTTCGCAGTCCACGGCGAGAAGTTCGCCCCGAAGCTCTGCGCCGAGCACACCGCCTTTATTTGGGCGGACCCCGATGACCTGCCCGAAGACACGCACCCTGGTGTAACCGTGGCCCTTGCACAGAAGGACTGACCATGGCCCGCACCTCCATCAAAGCCGCCGTACGTGACGCCAAAACGCTCGACGCTCGCGTGCGCAAGGTGGCCGACGGCGCTGCAAGGCCCCTGGTGACCACGCCCACATCGGACTCCTTCCAAAACCTGAACTTTAAACTCGGCATCGGCGGCGACAACCCTCTGACCAGCGCCCGGTATGGCTTCAACCCCATCACCCGGGACAGGACGTTGCTGGAGTGGATCCACCGGGGCTCCTGGCTCGGAGGCATCGCGGTCGACACTGTGGCCGACGACATGACGCGCGCGGGCATCGACTACGTGTCTGAGATGAGGCCAGAGGACCAGGAGCGCCTCGATCACTTCATGAGCACACTCAACACCTGGCCGTCGATCAACGAGGTGATCAAATGGGGGCGCCTGTACGGGGGCGCTCTGGGCGTGGTGATGATCGACGGTCAAGACTTCCGCAGCCCGCTTCGCCTCGAGACTGTCGGGCAGGGAGCGTACCGCGGCGTGCTGGCGCTTGACAGGTGGATGGTAGAGCCCACGTTAGAGGACCTGGTGACTGAGATGGGACCCCATATCGGCCTTCCTCGCTACTACCGCGTACAAGCCAATTCTCCCGCCCTGCGCGGCGTTTCTGTGCACCACAGTCGTGTGGCGTTTCGTTACGTCGGCCTCGAGCTGCCCTACCAGCAGCGGCTGATGGAGAACCTTTGGGGCATCTCGATACTGGAGCGGCTGTACGACAGAATGGTGGCATTCGACAGCGCCTCGACAGGCGCAGCGCAACTGGTCTACAAGGCGTACCTGAGGACACTCAAGATCAAGGGCCTGCGCGACATCGTGGCCTCGGGCAACATGGCCATGACCGGCCTTGTCAGCTACGTGGACACCATGCGCCGCTTCCAGAGCATCGAGGGCCTGTCGATGATCGACGCTGAGGACGAACTGGAGGTCCAGGGCCACAGCGCCTTCTCCGGCCTCTCCGACGCCCTGGTGCAGTTTGGCCAGCAGCTCTCGGGGGCGCTGCAGATCCCGCTGGTGCGGCTGTTCGGGCAGTCCCCGGCAGGCTTGAGCGCCACGGGCGAGTCTGACCTGCGCATGTACTACGACCACATCAACCAGCTACAAGAAAAGAACCTGCTCCACGGCGTCAACCTGATCTACAAACTCGGCGCGAAGTCGTCTGGCATCGTGGTGCCCCCGAACTTCAGCCTGACGTTCACGTCGCTGTGGAATCTCACGGACAGCGACGAGGCCAGCATCGCCAAGACCAACAGTGAGACGATCAACAGTGCCTACGAGGCCGGCCTGATCGGGCGCCAGACGGCGCTGAAGGAACTGAGGCAGGCCTCGCGCGTAACTGGCGTGTTCACCAACATCACCCAGGAGATGATCGCGTCGGCGGATGACGAGCCTCAGGCGCCTGGTGGTGAAGACATGCTCAGCGGCCTGGTGGGCGGCGGTGGTGGCGGCAATACTGAAGGAGATGGCAATGGCACGTCTGGACCGCAAGGGCAAGAGGGCCCGGTGGACGCTGGCGCAGAAGGCGGAAAGCCGGTACAACAGCCAACTCAGGGCGGTGGCAAAGCAGGTGGGGGTTCTGGTGCGGGGTCTGGCGCCGGACGGGTCCTTGAAAAACGTCCAGTCACTACTCCGAGTACTCCGTGAGTACGGCGACTACATACGCCCCTGGGCGGAGGCCGTAGCGGAGTACATGCTCGCTGACGTGAACCGCCGTGATGGTGCGATGTGGAGGAAGAACTCCCAGGAGATGGGCAAGGCGCTGAGACTAGAGCTCTTGTCCGCGCCCACCGGCACAATACTCCAGCAACTACAGGCCGAACAGGTCGATCTCATACAGTCGATTCCGCGTGCGGCCGCCGAGCGCGTACACCGCATCGCACAAGAGGCTACAATTGGCGGAAGGCGTGCCAGTGAGATCGCCAAGGACATACTCGACACCGAGTCGGTCAGTGAAGCCAAGGCGCGCCTCATTGCCCGCACCGAGGTGGCGCGTGCAGCGAACAACCTTGTACAGGCGCGCTCTCAGTACGCCGGCAGTGATGGGTACATCTGGAGGACATCGCATGATCTCAACGTCCGCGACAGCCACAGCGAGATGGAAGGCAAGTATGTTCGCTGGTCTGCCCCACCGACACTCGACGGTATGAAAGGCCACGCGGGCACGTTGCCAAACTGCCGCTGCTTCGCGGAACCTGTCTTCCCCAACGACGACATCTGATGCACATCTACCACCTCTGGAGAAAACTGATGTTCAAACTACGCACGCGGGTGGTGACACAGGACAAGGGCCTGACACCCATCCACACCACCGAGCAGATCGGCGATAAGAGAAGCAAGACGCCTGAGGGCTTCCTGCTCTGCGAAGACGTCCCGGTGGCCCGCACTGGGCTTATGCTGTATGGACCCGGTGAGGTGCCCATCACCACCGGCCACGACGGTGTCGTGCGCATCACCCGCGGTCCAGATGAGCTGTTCCATTCCACCACGATCTCGTCCTTCAACGGCAAACCGGTGGTGAACGAACACCCCACCTACGACGTCAACCCCACCAACTGGCGCGAGCTGGCGGTGGGCATCTGTATGAACCCTCGTCAGGGCATCGAGGAGTTCCGGGACTGCATCGTGGCTGACATGCTCATCACGGACGCAGTAGCCATACGTGACATACAAGCCGGCAAGAGGGAGGTCTCCGCCGGCTACGCGGCTGACTACGAGGAGACCGCGCATGGCGAAGGCAGGCAAGCCAATATAATTGGCAATCACGTGGCGCTGGTAGAACGAGGTCGCTGTGGCCCGCGCTGTGCAATAGGCGATCAACAACCATCTCATCTGAAGGAGCATTACAAAATGGGAACCAGAACGATAGCCCCTCGTCAACGCCGTGAGCTCCCCGAGGCGGTGCGCAAGCTGTTCCGCGACATGGAGCAGGTGATGGAAGACAACCCCGCCCTGATGGACGAGGGCAACGCGGGGGATCTGTCCGGCAACGTGCCGATCGCCGGCAACGAGGGGTCCAACGACACTCACATTCACGTGCACATGCCAGGTGAGGCCGCCGCTCAGGACGACGGCGTCGTCGCGCCGCCGGACATGCCCGCCGACGACGGCGGTGGTGGTGGCGACATCGAGTCGCGCGTTGCTGCCATCGAGAACACGCTCTCGCAGATCCTCGAGATGTTGCAGGGCGGCGGCGATGCCCCACCAGATGACGAGGACCCGCCGCCCGACGATGTCGACGCCGAGGGTCCGCCCGCAGAAGAGGACCCGCCACCGACCCGGGACAACGCTCGCAGGTCTACCGGCGACTCCGCCGCCCTCGCCGCCACCTTCGCCAGTGTGATCGCCGATGCCGAGATCCTCTGCCCAGGCTACCGCTTCCCCACGTTCGACTCAAATGCTGTTCGCAAGACCACAGTCGACACGATGTGCGCTCTGCGCAAGCGGGTTCTCGAAAACCTGTACACCACGATCGACGGCAAGGCGCTGGTCGACAACGTGGTGGGCGGTGGGTCGTTCAACATCCATACGTCGGACTGCGCGACTGCCGCTGTGTACTTCAAAGCGACGGCGGGCGCCAAGAGGGCGATCAACAACTCGGCAAGCACGCGCGACGCTCGCATCCCCGGCCGTGTGGGCCCGATGGCAGGCGCAGCGGGCAAGGTCACCTCCATCAGTGACCTCAACGCCCTGCACCAGAAGCACTACGGCAACGTAGGCCAGCTCGCCAAGTAGGCCACCGCTCCTCCTCCACCCGTCTCGACACCTTCTCTCCACCAAAGGAATCATCATCATGTTCAAGAACTTCAAGCTGGGCGCCGTGGTGGCGTACCTCGGTGGCCAGTTCGCTTACGCGATCAAGGTCATCTTCATGGGCTCCCCGATGGTGCGTTCGCGCACCGTAGACGTGGCCTTCACCTACCGCATGGGCGCGGGCTTCGCTGGTGACATCAACCGCACGCACCCGTTCTCTTCGTTGCCCGGTCTGACCAATGTCACCAATCCCCCACGCCGAACTGGCGACGGCATGCTTGTCGACACCGCCACCAACTCCTACCGCGGCTTCATTGCTGGTGACGCCAGCGCCACCCCCGTCGCGCTCGGCGGAGTGCATGTACGTTCGTTCCCAACGCAGCAGACCACCGCCGGCATGACCGCCGACCTGGGCGTCTCGGTGCCGCCCACCTCAGGCGTGCTCGACGTTCTGCGCAGCGGCTACATCATGGTGCAGATTCCCCCCGGTGTCGCCGTGACCAAGAATGGCCCGGTCTGGGTCTGGTGTGTCGCGACGTCCGGCGCAAACAGGCAGGGAGCCTTCGCGGGCGCGGCCAGCACCGGCAACACCGTCCCCATCAACAACGCCCGCTTCATGGGCCCGGCCGACCCGCAAGGTGTCGCTGAGCTCGAAGTCTGGATGGGCTGATCTTCCACGCTGACACACCACAACAGGAACCAATATCATGAACTTCATTCGCAACCAACGCGGCCTGTTCGTGCCCAAGCGGACGGTCACCCGTTCTATGACGCACGACAGCGGCATGACCTTCGACGCAGCCGGCCTTCGCTCAGTCAACGAGCGCGGCGACCAGCGCGGCATCACCTTCGACCACTCCTACCGCACGCACGACGGGCGCACGGTGGACAGCACCGGCGCGTTCCTGGTGGGTGAGCTGGAGCGGCTGGACCAGACGCTGCACATGCCCCTCGCGGCGGTGACCTGGTCACGCGACATCGAACTGCGCGAAGACGTCTCGATCGCTGACGAGCTGTCTTCGTTCACGTTGTCGTCCTTTGCCTCGGGCGGCAGCCTCGGCACCGGCGCCGGCATCCGCAACGGCAAGGCCTGGATCGGCAAGTCCACCGACCAGGTTGGCGGCGTCTCGGTTGACATCGGCAAGTACCCGTTCCCGCTGACCCCGTGGGGCCTCGAGATCAAGTACTCGGTGCTCGAGCTCGAGTCGGCAGCCAAGGCGGGACGGCCGATCGACGCGCAGAAGTACGAGGCGCTGAAGTTGAAGCACCAGATGGACATCGACGAGATGGTGTACGTCGGTGACGCCAACATCACCGGCGGCGGCATGGTGAACAACGCGCTGGTTACGAACGTCAGCAACGTGCCCAACGGCGCCGCCGCGAGCCCGTTGTGGTCAACCAAGACGCCGGGTGAGATCCTCGCCGACGTCAACGCAGGCATCACGAGCACCTGGGCAGCCAGTGCCTGGAAGGTGATGCCCAACCGTCTGCTGCTGCCGCCCGCGCTGTTCGGCGCCATCTCGACGCAGGTGGTGAGCACCGCAGGCAACGTGTCCATCCTGAAGTACCTGCTCGAGAACAACGTCCTGAAGGCCTCGGGCCAGGGCGAGATGACCATCCAGCCCGCCAAGTGGCTGATCGGTGCCGGTGCCGGCGGCACGCTGGGCGTCACGGGCACCGTGGATCGCATGGTCTTCTACACGAAGGACAAGCAGTTCGTGCGTTACCCGATGACGCTGCTCCAGCGCACCCCGGTGCAGTACCAGAGCATCTTCCAGATGAGCACGTACTACTGCCGTCTGGGCGTTGTCGAGTGCGTGTACCCCGAGACGTTCGGGTACCGCGACGGTATCTGACCGTCGGCCGACGATGAGTCGTGCCTAAAGCGGTGGCGGCACCTACGCGCCACCGCTTTTCTTCAACCTCAAAAGGAGTTCACTCCATGGCTACTGCCAAGAAGACCGCTGCCCCGCTGCCCCGCCGCACCACCTCACCCACCGACGTGGCCAAGCCCGAGCCCCAGGACGCTGACGCCGCCGAAATCATCGAAGGCCAGGGTCCTGTCAAGATCGTGCTGACTGGCAGCGACGCCGCCAAGGCCGAACTCGAGATGGAGGTCGAAATGGTGACCGTCATCGTGCCCAAAGCCTACACCCTCACACTCGACGATGGCCGGGTCCTTCTAGTCCCCGCTGGCATCCAGGAGATGTCCGTCGACAACGCCGCGCACTGGTTCTCCAAGGCCCAGGGCGTGACGGTCTACACTCGGGGCTGATCTATGCCCGTCACGCCTGCCTCCTTGCGCGCGCTGTACCCGGAGTTCGCGGTAGGCGCGTACCCGGATGCGGTGATCATGCCCTGGATCCCGATCGCCGAGCGGTTCGTGGCGGTGGACAGGTGGGGTACGCTCTCCGACCTGGGTGTCACGCTCTGGATCTGTCACCAGATCACCCTGTCCAGGCAAGCCGCCAAACAGGCCGCTTTCGGCGCCATTCCCGGGCAGACCAAAGGCATCGTCACCAGTAAGTCCGTGGACGGCGTCTCTGTCAGCTCGGACGTCAGCTCGGCAACCGAGAGCGATGCAGGGCACTGGAACCTTACGGTCTATGGCACCCAGTTCTACCGCCTGCTGAGGATGATGGGAGCTGGCGGCATCTACCTGGGCGCGCCTGACGGCTCGGGACCAGGCAGCCCCACCGCGCCTTTCGCCGGCTGACCCTGGCCGCTCGCTGTGGCTACCTCAGGCAACCAAAGACGGCCGCCGTGGCTGGTCAGTGACAAGGTCGCCGAATTGAACGAGGCTTTCGCGCTGCTGGTACGCGATGAGGTGCTGGTGGGTGTCCCGTCTGACGGTGCGGACAGGAAAGACGCTGACGAGCCCATCAACAACGCCGCCCTCGCCTACATCCACGACAACGGCGCGCCTGAGCAGAACATCCCTGCCCGTCCCTTCATGCGTGAGGGCATCAAGAACGCGCAGGAGAAAATCACGTCACAGCTGATGGCCGCGGCACGTGACGTGCTCAAGGTT